CGATCGTCAGCTGGATCTTCACGCAGTAAACTTCACCGGTGAGCGTGGAGAGGTTGCCACTGAAGCTGCCAGACTTCATCAGAAAGTCAATCATGGTCTGATCGCTTGCGTCTGAGATGTCGGCCAGGTGGGCGGTGAACGCGCCAGATGGAAAGGTCTGGTTGCCCAGGCGCAGCGTGGAAAGGTCGCCGCGGTCCATGTAGGTGGTCACCTCTTTCAAGCTCTGGCTGAGGCCGGAGATCGAAAAGTCACCGGCCTCCAGGCTGACCGTGTAGTTGACGGCGGGGGAGGTACCGTCAAACAGCTTGATCTCTCCATCGCGAAATGACTTCAAAAAAGTGGATGCAGGCATGGGTCAGCCCTCCTTGGGGCGCGGTGCCTTGGCCTTGGCTTTCACCTTTGGCGTTGGCTTGGGGGGGGTGGTCGAGAGAAAATGGTGGGCCCGGGTGCAGGCCAGGCGGTGGCGGGGATCCACCTGCCGCTTGATGGCGTGGCCCGGGTGCTCGAGTTCAGCCCAGCCGGGCAGGTGTGCGTCCAGCAGGGCGGCTGCTTCTTTGTGGGTCATGGTCATGCCAGGGCCAGAAGGTGGGTGCAGTCAAAGTGCACTTCGCCCATGAACCACTCGCCCGCGTCATCCACTTCACGGATCGGCACCTCTGCAAAGATCACCTGGAGATCGGCCCGGGTGGTGGACGTTGGATCCATGCAGGCCTTGATGATGTCGTGTTCTGCATCCAGGGCCTGGCCGTAGTCGGCCACCTGATCCTTGGGTCGCAGGCGGAAGAGAAAGCGCACGGCGGCGGTGGTCTTCACCGAAGTTCCGACGGTCACCCGCTGGCGGTCCCCAATGGGCTGGGTGCGGACCATGCCCACCGAATAGACGCGGTGGGCGATGCTGCTGGGGTCTCGACCAAAAGAGCTGTATGGGCTCTTTGATTCTGCCCACCCGGTGATGCCACCCACTGCGGTGGAGATGCGGCCACGCACTTCTGACACGGTGAGCGCTGCCATATCAGCCTCGCCCACTCAGCCAGATGGTGGGACGGGCTGCCCGCCGGCTGTCCTTGCTATCCGCAAAGCCATCGTCATCTGCATCATAAGACATGGAAATACGGTGCCAGCCGATGCCATAGAGCTTGCCGTACTGATTGGCCATCTCCAGCCATTTGCCTTCCCCTGCTGACATGTGGAAGTCAGTGAAAATTAGTTCCAGCGTCTTGAACAGATGGACCTCACGGAAGGCGTGGGGATTGACCACCAAATAGGGTCTGTTGCCGTCACCGATCAGGCGGTTTTCAATCTCTGCCCAGGCTTCATCAAGGTACTGCTGGTAGCTCGTCAAAGAGCTTGGCCGAAGGTCAGCCAGATCGGAATGGCGCCGCGTCAGATCGTCGTCAGTGACCACCGGATAAAGGCGCCGGCGGACCATCCCACCATCTGTGCGGAAGATGTGATCCACCCCATCGGGCATGGTTAATGACCACTCGACCAGCCACCCCGCCCCCAGGAGCTCAGCCGATAAGGTGGCGTTGGCCACGCTGTATTGGGCCACGTCACCGGACACGGTGACCGCGGCGGCGGTGACCACGGCCACATCACTGGCGTTGAATATGGACACGGTGCCAGAGGATGGCGCGGCTAAGGCACCATCCCGGTAGACGGAGCACTTGATCACATTGTCGCGGCCACGCTCCAGCCACTCAGGGCTGAGAAAGCGGGCCGTATACAGTGTGTCAGTGGTGCTCATGAATCACCCCTTGGGCCGGTCCACGCGGGTGGCGGCCTTGATGGCTGAGGCCTTGGCATCCTTGGCGGCCTGGGTGCCGCCGGATTGGTAGGCGCGGCGGGTCATCTCTTCCACGGCCTGGCGGGTGGTGCGCTTTTCGTCAGACATTGGCGGTCACCTTCTTCTTGGTGCGCTTGCGCTTGGCTGGCTTCTTCATTGTCTCCAGCATTGCCGCGGCCTTCTTTGCGGCGGCCTTGCTTGCGCGGTCTTCCTTGCCATCCTTGGCAGCCAGGCGGGTGGCCTGCTGGGCCACCAGCGCTTCCTTGATGTCATCGTCCAGGGGCTCGATGTGGCCCGCGTCGATCAGGCGAAAGAGGAAATCTTTGTAGCCGTCCATGTCTGGCTTGATGATGACGCGGCCACCCACCTGTTTGATATCCACCCACTTTTCAAGGTGGACAGGGCCGCGGGTTCCAGCAAAGACGATGCAGTAGTCTTCCCCAATGGTGTCTGGATCGAGCACCACCCAGCCCGCCTGCCGGGCGTTTTCACGTGCGCCGGCCTCGGACATGTTGTGGCCGATCCCGTTGATCCCGGGCTCCAGCTTCATCTTGGAGAGAATCGGGCACCAATCGCCCTCAATGATCCCCCACCGGGTGGGGTGGGCCTTGTAGAGAAAGGCAGGCGCGGGCGGCAGGTTCAGGCGCTGGGCCTTGCCCTGGCGGCGCTTGACGGGCTCACCCTGGATTGTGCCTGAGCTTGCGGTGGGGGTCTTTGGATCAAATGCCATGGGTGTGCTCCCTGTGGTGGCGTGTTTGTTTGTTTGTCAAAAAGAGGCGACCCAAGGCACTCCACCAAGGAGACCCAAGGGAGCACAGAGCCACCTTGGGCCGCCTGGGAAAGGGTCAAGCGTCGGTGATGATGCTGACGCCCCTGGCGTCCTCAACGATGCCCACACCGACGTAGTAGTTGCCCACCACCTTGGTGAGACCACCGGATGCAGAGCGCTCGAATTCGACCACGATCTTGGTGCCCGCGGGCATCACCAGGTCACCAGCTCCGCGCACTGCGGACATGGCGCCATCGGCGTAGCCCACAGCCCCTTGGCCCCACATGCCGCCGGCCCTATCAGCCCCGGCATTCGAAGTTGGAACCTGCTGCGAGGTGAAAATATCCACCCCGTTGTAGCTACCGGAGTAGCCCTGGCCCTTGATGGCCAGCATTTCAGGCGTGGCAGGATCAAACTGGATGACGCCAGAGGAGCCACGAAGGGCACCCTGCAGATCGGTCAATTGGACCGGGTGGAGCAGGCAGAAATAGGGCCCGGGGACGCCAGCCAATGTCAGCGCAAACTGAGCATCAAACCAATTGTCCACGGTCATGTCCACGCCACTGGCGCCGGCGGTGGTGGTGAAGTCATCGGTGATGGCAGCCACCATCTCGGTGAAACGCATGTCAGCGGATCCGACCATCGAAGCAGCCAGGCGATCGGTGTTCAAACCGAGGGTATCTGTCAGGTTCGCAAGGTCGCTGATCTCATACTGGAGGGCCTGGCGTGCGATCGTGATCGACGGGCTGGCATCGGTCAGCGCAGAGTTGGTGACGGCGGCGCCCTCAGCAATTGCGGCCATCTTGTCGCTGCCATCAAGGCCCGCCAGGGGCACTTCAAGAGCGGTCGATCCGCGGCCTGCGATGTCACCGTAGTAGGTGATCGCGGGGTGGCCCCAGAGGCCGGCACGGTCAGCCAGCGCCAGCTGGATGTCTTGATGAAGGATCGCGGACAGACGAAGATCGCCCAGCCCAGAAAAGAGAATTTCGTTAGCCATGGGAGCACCAGAATGGAATTGTGAAGTGGTTTACATCCACTCACCCTTTCCGCTGGTACGGGTGCGACCCGAGGCGAGAACAATCAACACCAACATAGTATCGCATTGGGTGATGCAGCGTCAAGACCTACCCAAGCGAAGCCTTGATGGCTGCACGCTTCTCGCGGTATTCATCCAGGGACATGTGGCTAATGCTCTCTGGGGTGAAGGCACCGGGGGCAGCGGTGTGGGGGATGGCCCCAGCGTCTGCCCGGGGTGGCGTGGCCAGAGGTGCGGCGGTGGCGGCGGGGGTCTCAGTGGCTGCGGCCACCGGAGCTACGGCGGTGGGGGTCTCTGTCGCAGGCGAGGTGAGCAGAGCAGCCGCGGACCTGGGCAGGCTGTCCCGCTCGGCCAGCCAATCGGACACGCTCACGCCCTCTGGTGCCCGGCGGTCAAAGATGGCCAGCAGATCGGCCACGTCTTCAGGGTCACTGACCCCGGCACCCATGACAGCCACAGCCCTGGCGTGGGCATCGCCCTGGGTGGCGAAGCGGCTTTCAAGATCGGCCAGCTTGGCCGTGAGCTCTTCAGCATTGGTGGCCGTGGTCGATGCATCAGCGGCGGCTGATTGTGCGTCAGCCAGCTCAGCCTTCAGGGCGCGGCGCTCGCTATAGACCTCATCGAATCGAGACTTGGGGACAGCATCTTCGTTGGGCTTTTCGCAGTGTGGGCAGTTGTAAGGCATGGGGTGCTCCCTTGGTGAATCAAGCGATCGGGGTGGGGGTGAAGGTCCGGCCCACTGAGCCCATGATGGCCTCAGCGGTGACAGGGGGAAGGTTGAAGAATGAGCTGAGCATCTGCACGCCGGTTGCCCGCGGCAGCTGTCCAGCGCTCACGCTGGCCACGATGGATTGAGCGGCCAGCACCTGGGCGCCATTCAGCGCGGTATCCTGCAGCTTGTCCACCCCGCTGCCCTCGGCGGCATCGGTGACCAGGGCCAGGGGTGCGGGCCCGCCGTTGATGGGCTCGACCTCTGGATCGTCTTGGGTCTTGATGGCGGCCAGGTCGGCCTTGGCCTGGGCTTCAGTCAGCCCGGGGTGGAGCGTGCGATATCCGGCCACCCGGTCCATCAACCCAGCCTCCAGCATTTCCACCACGTGCTTGCGGCGGCCCTCCAGCTCTTGGGCAGACAGCGGGATCTCTTGGTACACCACCGCGTAGCCACTTTCCGGCAAGCTCGAGCCATGCACGCGGTTCAGCATGATCGCCGTGAGCGAGATCAGCAGCGCGTCAGCTGCGGCAAACTGAGGCGCATAGCGGCGCTGTGCCTGGCGCTTGCCTTCATTGGTCAGCGCGATGGCGTAGCCGCTCCGCGAGCTGTTTAGCCGCTGGATATCAGACGGGGGCACACCGGCGTCTTGGGTGAGCCTGGCCGCGTAGGCAGAGATCGCCCGCTCCAGGCTCTCGATGTCAGCGGCGCTCTGCCACTGGCCCACCATGGGCTGCCCGGTTTCAGACACGCCATCGGCGCCGGACTCCAAGATCAGCACGCTGGCCGGGTCCGTGATGACCTCAGCGCGGCGGGCGTCGTCAGCATCTGTGACGCCCAGG